TGGTCCTTGAGCACCAACCTCACCTTTCTGACCCTTAGAACCTTGTGGTCCTACGAGTGCCAAGTTAGCAACAGTTGCCTTACGAGTTACACCCGCATCAATATCGTAGTAAGCAACAAAGTCACCAGAAGCAGTTGATGTGCTTGTAGTGATATCGTTGATATCAAGGTTGATAGTACGAGATGTTGATAAATCGCCACCTCCAGAAAGACCTGCACCTGCTGTGATGGTTGTTGCTTTGTCTGCTTTGTTACCCAAGTTAGTAGTAACAGTTGTACTGAAGTTTGCATCATCACCAAGTGCCGCAGCAAGTTCATTCAGTGTATCTAGTGTTCCCGGAGCACTATCTACTAATGCCGCAACTTCGCTATCAACATAACCTCTAATCGCAGTGTTCGATGCCAAGAGATTTGACTCTACTTGTGCTATCTTATTGAGATTTGCTGTTGTGAGAGCACGAATTGCGGTGTTAGTGCTAGTAATCGCTGACCACTGATTACTATCTACGGTTTGAAGCGCACTGATATCACTATCGTTAGATGTGACTAAAGCACGAATCGCAGTGTTTGTTGATAACAAGTTAGATTCTACTTGTGATATCTTATTAGCATTCGTCGTTGTGATAGAACGAATAGCGGTATTAGTTGAAGTAATCGCTGACCACTGATTACCGTCTACTGTTTGAAGCGCACTGATATCACTATCGTTAGATGTAATTAAAGCACGAATAGCGGTATTAGTTGAAGTAATCGCTGACCACTGATTACCGTCTACTGTTTGAAGCGCACTGATATCATTATCGTTGGATGTGACTAAAGCACGAATAGCAGTGTTAGTTGCTTGGATGTCAGAGAATGCTTGATTTACATTCGCAGTTACCACAGCATGCAATGCTTGAGTGTTTGCCACACTCATCAAATTACTGAAGTTATCATGCAACCCACTATTAACCAAATGTATGTGACCATTTGAGTTGATGATTTCGTTGCCGTTAATCGTCAACTCAGATAAAGTGACAGGAGATGCTTGGTCTAATGAATCGACAACTTTAAGACTACCACCATCATCCTTCAAGAATACATCACCAAGGCGGAGAGTATCACCAGACAGATATAAGTCACGGAATGCTCGTGTTTGACTACCTAAGTCAATTGAAACATTACTTGAAGGAATCAGTGCAGAAGAAACTTCACCAGACGAGTTGAATGATGCAATCCGTGGTTCTGTGTTTGCAATGTAAGATGATACTAACGCACGAATAGCAGTGTTAGTTGACTGAATGTCAGCGAATGATTGTGTTACATTTGCTGTTACTGCTGTATGTAATGCTTGGGTGTTTGCCACCTGCATACGATCATTCAAAGCAGCATCGTCTTCACCGACGACAAATCCGCCTTGCGTTGATCCATCATGCAAACGCAGTTGTTTTAGAGTAGTATCGACGGTTACTTCTCCGACCGCACCAGTAAAGGCATTCTGTTCGGCAGTAGTCCCTCGTCTTAATTGAAGGGTAGTTGGCATTTTTGTTCTCCCAAAAGTTTAAATTATGCGACGAAACCCATGTCGAGATTGTTAGGTGCGTTTGCACTATTTAGATCAAGTGTGCCTACGTCATCATTCTGTAGGTCTAAGTCACCGTCTGCGCCAAATGGTGCATCGCGGTCAGACATAATAACACTTCGTTTTACTGCGACGACTTGCTCTTGATATGCCCCTGCGTCAGGAGTATATCTCAAACGAACATTGTCACCGAGAGTATCTGCATCGAATGATCCCAAAGTATCAATCACAGCAGTTGTAATCTTGCCGAATTCTACAATGAACGCAGTATTCGTTGTATGTACAACATGAAGTTGTGACATTTGAATACCGTCGATGTTAACTACTTGAGCAAAATACTGTGCGCTACGGAAATCATCCTTAGCAAATGTATCAACAGTAATCGTCGAATAGTCTGTAGTATTAGCAGTAATTTCGGAACCACCTTGGTTCTCAAAACTTAAAGTTCCACTTCCATCAGTGACAATGAATTGTCCACTATCTCCACCAGTAGTTGGGAATGTATATGGATTGGTGTTTCCAACCGTAAGAGTTCCAACAGAAAGTGATGATGTGTTCGATCCGATTTCAATGATATTAGAACCATCGGAAGAAAATATTTTATTGTCTCTTAAATTAAGAGCAATCTCTCCAGTGGCAAGATCGGAAGTAGTGGGTGCTTTACCTTGGACGGTAGAGCGTTTGATTTTAACGACTGATCCCATGTCCTATTTCCTTATAGTGGTTGGTCTTCAACAATGCCATATCGTTTAACAGACACTTGCTGTTCTTGATATGCACCGTTAGCAGGTATAAACTTCAATCGAACATTGTCTCCAACTACATCTACATCAAATTCTCCCATTGTAGGAATTGCGGCAGTCGTTACTTTACCAAACTCAACAACGAATGCTGTGTTGTCGGTATGAACTAACTGCAACTGAGACATTTGAATGCCATCAATAGACACGACTTGCGTGAAATATTGAGCACTTCGGAATGATGTTTTGTTGAAAGTGTCGATTACTTTGGCAGTGCTTCCTTGAGTATTGGCAAATTGCTCAATACCTCCTTGATCGGCAAAAACTATATCGCCATTACCTGCCACGGTAAGAATTTGACCTGCATTCCCATCTTCTAGAGGGAGTAAATATGGATTGGTGTTACCAACTAAAACTGTGCCAGAAGTACGAGATACGCTGTTTGATGTGGGTTCAATAATACTTGACCCATCTGAGGAGAATATTTTGCCATCTTTTAGATTGATAGCAATCTCTCCAGTTGATAATTCTGAAGTAGTAGGTGCTTTCCCCTGAGTAGAGGAACGCTTAATTTTGATAACGGATGCCATATCTATGGTCCTCTTTTAAAATCTATATAGATTTAACGGTTAAAGGGGAGCATTGCTCCCCCCAACCTTTAGGCATTACTTAGTATGAACCACCGTCGATGGTTGCTTCAATGGTTGCTTGCGTGTAACCTGTCGCTGTTGTATCAACAGTTGTAGTAGGTTCTGCTTCCACATCAGTGTAGAACTTAAAGATAGAACTATCAGATGCGTCACGGAAGTAACCTGCCCACTTAGTAGTGCCGCCTTCGACATACTGTGCATATACACCGTGGTCAGTTACGTCTGCTACGTTGTTTGCAGACAACTTCAACATTGAGTCATCAACATTCACTGTTGAAGATGACAAGTATGTAACCGCACCAGTAACATTCAAGTCACCAGAAACCGAGAGGTCTCCACCGACAGATGTGTTACCAGTTACAACAACATTTTCGCTTACATTCAATTGACCTGCGACTGTGACATCATCTGGCAATCCGATAGTAACAGTTGCGCCTTCGCCACCTGCTGATACTTCGATTTCACCCGCAGTACCTTGGATCGCTTCAACATAGTCACCAGTTGTGTCAGTTCCAAGAGCAACACTGTCTGCTTGAATAGTTGCAGTGATTGATGCTGTGTCACCTGCGTTAGTGAATGTAGCAGAACCTGCGACATCACCAGTTAAGGTTACAGTAACTGCTGAAGACATTGCGTCTGCTTGTGCCGCAGTACCAGATGTGTTAGAACTGATTTCGTCAGCAAGATCAAGAGTAATTGCCGCAGTTTCTGATCCAGAACCAGTTACTACGATGTCTCCTGCACCTGCGTCAGCAACTGTTGCAACATAGTTACCAGTTGTCTTTGTGCCGAGAGCAACAGAGTCGTTGCCGATAGCATTAGCAGTGATTCCACTTGCCGCAATCTTTGCAGAAGTGATTGCACCGTCAGCAATTGCTGCTGTGCCAACTGACTTAGCAACGAAAGTGTTCGCACCTAAACTGTTAGGTGAGATGTGGTTGCCAGAGATTGAAGCGTCAGCAATAGAAGTTGTGATTGATGCTGTGTCACCTGCATTGGTGAATGTTGCAGAACCAGTGATATCACCAGACAATGAGACCGTGACCGCAGATGACATTGCATCAGCAGTTGCCGCAGTACCAGTTGTGTTTGAAGCAATAGTTGCTTCCAAAGCAAAAACGATTGAACCGTTTGCTTGACGAGAAACGTCGAGGTCTGTACCTGCTTCCAAGAGTACAGAGTTTGATGATTGTGTAGTATCACCGTTCAGTTTGAGGTATGCACCCTCGTCACTGTCTTGTGTTGCAAAACGGAAGTCCTCACCACCGATAGCAGAGATACCCGTTGAGTTACCTACATACAGTTTGCGGTCAAACAGGTTAACCGCAATTTCGCCAAGTTCCAAGGAACTAGGAATCTGACCAGTAGATTCACTGCGTTTGATCTTGATAATAGATGCCATTTTTATAGCACTCCTTTTTTATTTTTCTTTAGACTGTCTAAGAATTCCGCCCCTTCGGACGGGTTTGTCGTTCTCTCTATTTATGAGAACACGCTTGTCAACATGCTTCTTATAATAACCAAGATCATCCTTTAATTTTCGATTCTCTGCTTCCAACTGAACCACTTGCTTAATCACTGATGGAGGAACAGGAATCTCTTCCAAATCTGTCAATCTTTTGTTAGTCTCAACAAATGCGTTTTTCAAATCAAGATTTTCTTTCCTAAGTCGAAATACTTCTTCGTTGAGTTCTAAAATTTTTCTTTGTGTTGCTAAATCATCATCTAAAAGTTTTGTCACGAATATGCACCACCGTCTAACTCGTCAAATACAGGCGTACCATTTGCCGCAACCTGCAACAATTGACCGCTTGTGCCAGTTAAAAATTCTACTACACCGTCTGCTTTGGTAAACATAACAGCATTGTTTGTTCCTACTGGATCAGAACCAAAGGTGAGAGAACCAATCGCGAGGTCTCCACTTCCACCAAAAAGTACAGATTCCAGATTAGCAACTTTATCTACGAGAAGTTTGCCACCGATGTACTCAACGGTGACCGAATCTGTCGCAGAATCTGTTTGTCCGATAAAAAGTTTATTAGAACTGAAAGCATACGCAAGTTCGCCATTTGCCAAAGTCGTTGGCGCGGCAGTGGTTTGCGATCTTTTGATCTGAATAACTGTGTTGGACAGACCTTCTTCTGCTTGTAATGACTGTACTGAGAAAGCAACTGATGGCACTTGAATCTTCCTTTTTCTGAGAATTAAAACATTAGAAAAAATCACAGTGGTATTGTGACATCAAGGATTTCATATTTTACCTTTATTTATAACCAAGGTTTTGCTAGAAAGCGTCTTGACCGCCATCTAGTTTGAATGCACCTGTTTCGACATCAAATGTTAATATATCGCGTTGGACATAGGTGTCATTTACACTGTCATAAACAAGAATTGAACCATTTGCTTGTGTTACAGAGGTATCGACATCCAATAGTTGATCAATACGACTGCCAGATGTGCTCTGATTTTTAAGAGTGATATCTTGTGTTGGAGCACTGAACTTGACTTTGAAGTTTCCAGTAGAGGAAGCACCTAACTTTGCATTGAATGCCATGTGTCCTTACCTCGTAACTTCTGGTGTTATCGTTGCGATACCTTCAACTAATCGAGAGCGTGTATTTGCACCACTCGTGATTTCAACATCATATACATAACGACCTGCTTCAATGGTTGAGGTGACTGCTCTCCCCATAGACAGAGTAAGTTGCCCTGCGGAACGAGGAGTACCAAACGACATTGTAAAATCATATGAAGTATTTGATGTATAGTGCTTACGAATCTGTCCAGATGCAGTGTAGTTCGTCAGATCGACAGTATCCCCTGCATCATCGGTGACAGTAATAGTCGTGGAGAAATCTGCTCCTTGGTCAATGACAATGTTTGCTTTTGCCGCCATGTGCTTTTCCTAATAATCCTCGACTATTTATTCTTCTTCAATTCGTCAATTTCTGCTTTGAGTTCTTTGATCGACTCGATGAGCAATGCAGTCAACTGATCGTATTCAACGACGAGATACTCTCCATCGTATCCAAGAATCTCAGTACGCTGAACCGCACTTGGTAGCACTTCTTCAACTTCTTGTGCGATGATACCTGCACCTGCACGACCGTCCTTCTTATAGTTGAAGGTGTAACCATTCAGTTGCTGTACCTTAGAGATTGCATCAGTGACTTTTTCGATGTTTTCTTTGAGGTTAATATCAGAAATTCCAGATGAATGTGCGACAACACTGCCCCCAACATCTAACTGCCCATCGTTCGATAGGCGCATATCTTCAGTACCATCAAGATAAAATCTATGGGCATTAGCAGTTCCATCGATGTTTAAATAGTCAGAACTATTTGGACCAATGACCCATGCATCGCCACGGAGATCAGAATCGATAGCAATTGTCGCAGATGATCCTTCGCCCGGTGTATGAGTAATACCAATACCCGCACCCGCAGTGACACCTGCCATGTAGTTACCAGTAGTATGTGTACCAAGCGCAATCTGATCGGTTCTATTGAAAACGGACAGTGGGATTTCGCTTGCTTGTTTTCTACGCTGTGCTGAAGCATCAAGGACGACAAATTCATCTGTACTTACCATTGCCGCAGTCATATCTGTCAGTTCTGACAAATCAACATCGATAGTTGCGGTTGATCCCTCGCCCTCTGTGTGAGTTACATCAATTAAATCACCTGCGGTAACTCCTACCATGTAGTTTCCGCTAGTGTCTGTACCAAGAACCACATCGTTATTATATGTGGTTGCAATTGAGACACTGTTGCCAGAGAACGATGCTGTACCAGTGACATCGCCAGTTAAAGTGACAGATGCAGTTGCACCTAATCGAGCACTAGCAAGTGTTTCCGTGTTCGCAACTGTCATGTAGTTAGCAAGCGCACCACCTGCGGCAGTATCACCAGTTGTTACGAGACGACCTGCATAAGTTTGTCCATTGACTTCCCAATGATCATTTGTTTCATTCCAAACTAACTGATAGTTTGTTCCAGTGCCTCGCTCAACAGAAATACCTGCATTTTCTGGTGAAACTGCGGGATTACCAGTAAAATTGCTATTCAGTGTTATGATGTTATCAGAAATCAAAACTGTTTCTGTATCTACGGTTGTCGTTGTGCCAGATACAACAAGGTTTCCTGTGACTCTGAGTCCGCCACCAACAAACAGATCATCAGTAATTTTTACATCACTTGGTAATCCAATTGTCACAGTACCATTTGTACGAGATACATCTACTTCTTTTGCTGTGCCAGAGATTGCAAGGACTGCACCAGTAGTTGCATTCTTGAGCGACACTAAACCAGAAGATACTGAGAAGTCTCCACTGTCAAACGATGCTACACCACGATCAGTAGTACCTGCTGTGGTTGTGTTAGCAGTTGCCGCATCGATTGGTGCTTTGTATGTTGTGCCAGTTGCAGTTGCCACTGAGATGACATTGTTTGACTGTGTATAGTCAATATTAGTGACACCTGCTACAGTAGCAGTTGAAATACTGGTAATCAGACCTTTTGCATCAACAGTGACTTGAGGAACGGCAGATGCACTACCATAAGAACCTGCGGTAACGCCAGAGTTTTCTAACATCACATCGCGGATTGTACCGTTTGTGATAGTGTTATTGGCATGGAGTTTGCCATTCTTGCTGATAACAGTAGTAGCACCATCTTTAATACCGTTGGTTAGAATAACAGTATCGTTAATATGCACATTACCAGAT